TCGATGCGGCCATCGGCGCGGATGGTCTCGATCCGGTCGAGATTATTGGCATAGGTGATCTGGGCCGAGACGACATTGCCCAGCGCCGCGCCGTTGCGGGTGATCGATCCGTTGAAATGGCCGAAGCGCCTCAGATCGATAGGTGCGGGCGTGCCAGCACTGCTGACGGTCCCGACCGTCTCGCCCTGCGCCACAAGCCGGGCGGTGGCGGTCAGCAATCCGGAACGCTGCATCTGCCAGCTGAGCTGGTCCAGCACGCAACCGGAATAGATTGCATAGCGCGGCACCTCGGGCATGCCGGTCTCGATGGTGAGACTGGGCAGCGTCCAGGCCCCGGAACGGAACTCATGCGTCCATGGGCCGGTGCCGGTGGTGACCGGGTCTCCGAACGCCGCCTTCAGCCAGAAGCCAAACGCCTCCGCATCAATAGGAACGACGACATCGCCATCGGCCGTCACCGCATCCTTGATTGGCGCTAGCGGATCGCGGCCATAGCCCAGCAGTTCGGAGTTCAGGAGTGGCTGTTCCGCCCCGAGCGTGGTGCTGGCAAACGGCATCTTTGTGTAACCGCCCGCAGGCGGCGTGCCATAAACGGTCTCGAACGCCAGCGCCATCTGCGCCCGCGCCCCCTTGGCTCGTGCCATCGTGTTCTCCTCGAATTGTGGGTGGATCAGCCGAGTGGGTCGGCTGTCGTGTAATGCAGGATGACGGTGATCACCGCCGCCTTCAGGCTAGCCGCCCCCTCGACGGGCAGATCGACCGGACGCGGCGCTTCCGCTTCGACCCAGTCGCATAGCCCGCCCAGCGTGCGGTCGGCGGCGATGGTGGTGCCGATGCTGGCGCAGAGGGCGTCGAAGGTGGCGTCACGGTCGGCGCCCTGAACCACCGCCTCGATCTCGGCGCGGTGCTGATAGTGGTACGTGAGCGGCGAAAGCGTGACCTGGGGTTCACCCGGCTCGCCGTCACGCAGGATCACCAAGCCGTCAGGTGGCAGCCGTTCGGGTAGGACGTCGCCGCGCAGGGCGGTGGCGGGCAGCGCCGACAGCCGCGCATGCAGCGCGGTGAGGATGGTTTCGCGGAGGGTCGGCATGTCATGGGCACTTCAGATTTCGGTTGACGTATTGCCCCGTGGAAAGCAACGCGCGGAAAGGTAAATACTCGTTAACTAATTGCTCCTACAACCGATCCCGCAGATCGGCGGGGAGGTTCTATTGCAACACAATTTACGGGACTTCCTTCGGCATGGCGGACATGGTCAGTACGTGGTCAGCCAGCGTAACGATTCTATACGCCAGGCCATTTCCATCAAGTCGCTATTTCCTGGCTACCCGGGTCTTCGGAGCGATTTTTCGGATCGTCTGGATCGGGTTATCGCCGACAATACACGGGCGCTTCTGAATGCCCTGACACCACCCGACACAGTCCCTTGGGTGACGGAGGCAGACCTGCGCGATGTGTCGGACGCGAAGGAGGCTGTCCTGCGCGAATGGGATATGCGTCTGACGGCCATCTTTGAAGAATATCAATCCCACCCCCAGCGTCTCCGCCCATTGCGAACGGCCATGGAGGAGCGTCTGCTGAGGGCCTTCGCGGGGTTGATCAATCAGCTTCGGCAGCAAGACCTTGGGATAGAGCGTTACATCTGGCGTTCCCGAGACGACGCGCAGGTTCGCGACAGTCACGCAGAGTATGACGATCAGGTCTTCAGTTGGGATGAGCCTCCTGCGGGCGGGCATCCGGGACAGGCACATAACTGCCGGTGTTTCGCCGAGCCTGTTGCGTCGCTGTTGCCAAACGATGCTGTCCTTGCCCAGTATGCGCCAGCGGCGGAAATTCCGGTGGGGGCCTTCTTTCGGGGCCTTGTCGGACGTGCGGTCGCGCTTACCCCTCAGGGAGCCGCTGCTTTGGCGGCGTTTTTGGCGGCGTGGGAGGCTAGCAATGCCTTGGGGGAACTCACCGAACTCGCAACAGAACGTCGCCTGAACCGCGCTGCCGATATCCTCGGCGTCGATCTTGGATCGGGCGAAGGGCTCCTGGCTGCCATTGCGCACGAACTGGTGCAGGAAACGGTCAGTACCGGCTTCGGATCCAGCCTGCCCAAGACCGTTGATCCGGCACGGATCGCCGGTCAGGCGGCGGCGCTTTTCGAGATGTCGAATCCCGGAACTATTCAGCAGGTTGCGGAAGGAGACCGCGCTGCTCAGCGCGCGCTTGGCGCATTCGTACAGCGCGCCTACGATGCGTTCAGCGAAGGTCGACTCCGGCTCCAGGACGGCACGATTGCCGATGGCTGGGTCGAGGTATTCCCTGAACTGACCGAGGACGAGCGGCGGCTGGGCGAACTTCCCGGCTTCACGCCCGAGCGCATCGAGCAGTGGCTGGAGATCTACCCGGCCGAGGTTCTCGGCCTGCCGAACCACACCGGATCGCCCGCCGCCGAAGACCCGACCGGAAATATCATCTCAACACCGATCCCAGAGCTTGCTGGTCCCAGCATTCTCGAAGCGCGCCCAGCCAACATCACTACACCAGATGGCAACATCGTCCGGGGTCACGGCCCAAAAGGTGACGGGGCCGAGTATATCACGGGCAAAGGGCACACTGCCGAGCAGATCGATGGGATCATCGCGAACCCTAACCCTGATTTGAGCGGGGTAATTCGCGGATTTGGTCCCTACAAAGGGCAGGAGATGACTCTGCTTACTGGCCGCGACGGGCATTGGGTGATATTGAACCCGGACGGCGAAGTCGTCGCGGTAAGTAACAGAAATGTGCCCTTGCGCGCACCGGAGAACGATCTGCAAGAAATTATTCGACCGCTGGAGTAGCCATGGAAGATAAGATGCAAGCCTGCATGCAAGAACTTCTCCACGGAAAGAAGTATGTCCGATTGTCGTTGGATCAGCTTCGTGCCTTCAACAACTATCTTGCAAATGCCGGATTCAGCATATCCCGTATGGAGACAATAAAGACGGCTGGCGCAAGAACCGGGCGACGCCTTGACTATGACATTCTGGTCCTGCCCGAGCATGAGGAGGGCTGGTCAATTTTTGCCGATCCTGATCGGTCGAGGGCGCGCGTCGTGGATATTGTCGACCAAGCTGTGCGTGAGGGTGGAACTTTCGAGTTCTTGGTTTGGGCCGAGAAACCGTCGGGTTAGAGAATTGTTCGCCCCTCCACCCACTTCCCGACGACCCTCCCCGGCACCGCTTCCGCTGCTCGTTCCGCCTCCCTTGCCAGAGCCAGCCGCTTGGGCAGCCTGACCTGCGGCACCAGCAGGAAGATCGGCACGGTAGCCCGCCCGCGCCCGGTTTTTGACTTTGAGGCCACCGCACGGCCCTTGGTGTTCAGCCGCCCTTCGGCCACCAGCAGGCTTGGTCCGCGCCTGCGATAGACGAAGCGCAGCCTTAGCCCGGTCCGTCTTTCCCATTCGCCGGGGGTGATGCGTCCGCCTCGCAGGGATTTTCCGGCGGCTTCCGTGGGGATGGCCAGCCAGAATCCGTCCTTGGAGCGAATCAGCGGTCCCGCATTATGGGCGCCGATGATCACCGGCGCCTTGGACCAGACCAGCGCGGTGGCATTCAGGCTGTCGCCCGCCTCCGGATAGGTGGCGTTGCGGATCGAATTCGCCAGCCTGCGCCCCAGCCCGGCACCGGTGATCTGCCCGCGCCATGCGGTCTTGAGGCCCGCGCCCGCCTCGCGCATGGCGCCGGTCACGGCCTTTTCGCCCGCTTTGATCTCGGCTTGCATCATCGCGACGAGATCGGGATCGATGTCCAGTTTCAGCCTCATGCAGGCACCAGTTCCACGGTCCAGATCAGCCGGTCGCGGTCGCGGATCGGTTCGCCTTGGATCGCAAAACTGTCGGCGCCGATGACGATCAGATCGCCGGGCCGGGGATCGGGGATGTCACTGACCCGGATATCGGCGGTGAGGGTTTCCGACAGGATGCGCGCCGAACCGAACTCGGTGATCCGGTCCGGCGCGCGGTGGATAAGGCTGATCGGGCGTTCTTCGGATGTGCCCGCCGCGATCCAGACAGCGGAGATACCCATGTCGGGATGGCCGAAAATGCGGTCCATGGCAGCGGCAAACGCGTTCATCAGTTCGAGCTGTGCAGCCGGATCGCCAGCCGCGGGCGCTTGTTGACCGGCAGGATCGAGGCTTCCGTCATCAGATCGATCCAGCGGCCCTTGGGATCGAGATGCTGGCGGGCATAGAGCGGCAAGCCGATTGTATTGGCGGTCTCCAGAAGGTTCGCCGGGCCGCCATAGGTGGTAAACGTGTCCATGGTGCCGGTCGGGAAGGCGATGCCTTCGTTCGCCGGGACCAGCCGTTCCGATGCCTTGGTCGAAAGGGTGACCGCGCCCGCATATTCCTCGAACAGAATCCCGGCGAAGGGGAAGTTGCGGCGGACGTCCTGCCGGAGCGGCTGGGCGCCGGTCGCGGCATAGAACTTGTAGGCCTCTTCCGTCTTGGGGTGCGAGATCAGCTTGTCGAAGAATTCCCGGCTGACCAGCGCATGGACGCCCGACATGCTCTCGCCCAACAGATTATCCTCGACCGCACGCAGCACCTCGCGGACCTTGCCTTGAATGTTCGTGCCAGCGGTGCCCAGCACGAAGTCGACCGAGATCTGCGCGATGCCGAACTCCGTGAAGTAATTGTAGAGGGTCGTGCCCGCGCCATCCTTCACGATACCGCGCAGCGCGTTCATCTCCATATATTCGCGGGTCTGCGCGTGCTTGCGGCGCATCAGGGTCAGCTTGCGGGTCATGACCGCGACCAGCGGGTCGGCCTCGTCAATTGCGCCGATGGCCGGAACCCCCTGAATATCGGCGGGCAGGATCACATCGTCATGC